GCTCTTTGTGTACCCAAAGGTGGAATATATTGTGGCATAATTGCACCAGAACATGTCCTAGCAGTTGTTATTAATGTCCTAATGACAATATTTGCTCTAATCGCACCAAATCGTGCCAACTTCGCTCTTACATTAGCTTGTCCCAATAATGCTGCTAAAGGATCAAAAGTATATAGAATATCACCCGGTAAACCACCTGTTGGAACTGTGATGTTCGCAATTGTGTAGACTCGGCTGACAATGTCTCGCACTGTATGATCACGTATTTCCTCAAATTGGTAAAACTTTTCTTCTGACAGACTTTTCTGAGCGGGAATATGCTCCTTTACAATCTCTGTCTCATTGTCGTATGTTATGATTTGTTGTGATGTTGTTTCTAGTGATTGATTTTCATTTCTTTGTTCTGCTGACCATTGTTTCATTTCAAGACGCGGCCAAACATCTTGAACAAAAATGAGCGGTTTTTCGTCATGCTCTGAATAAATACTCTGACGCAGCTTATGATCAACGATAACGCTGAAATCATCGGAGAAATAAAATAAGTTATCACCATTACGTGTCATATTTCGCAAATCGCTTTGCGAAAATCTACATTCTGGTGGTAACAATAAATTATGTCTGTCAGCTGATGTGAGAATTAATTGCCTGTATTTTTCAAATATTGTTTGCGTGTGTAGGCTTAACTCTCGAATTGCCACACGCATATTGACTACGGTTTGTGCTCGTTTTGCCTCTCGTTTCCGGTTATCTACCTTATCCCAATTTAAGCATTCAAGAATAGAAACTAATTCCAAAGGTGCAATCCACCCATGTACTGAATCAAAAGAAAAAGTACGCTTTAAAATTGAAACTTCTGAAAGTAGTTTATATTCTAATTCTTTGCCATCCTTGGCATCATTGGTATATGTATGTCCTAATGTTTTCATCATCAATGTTATCTCTTTTGGGTCAATCAAGTGTCTCAGTGTTTGTGAAAAAGACATCAGATTATCATCTCCATATGTTACAACACGGAAATGATCTGTTAAGTTTGCTCTAACTTCAAGTGCTTCACTTGTCTTTAATTTGAGCAAAATTTTTGAGATGACTAAATACAATAAAGATGTATTGTACATAGTATTTACGAAAGTCGTAGCTGGGTTACCAGATGGTTGCCCAGATGCGATATATGCAACAGCATTCCCAAATACTTGTCTTGAATCAGTGATTTCTAACCACA